AAAAACCACTGACTAATCAGTGGCTAATCAGTGGCCTAATCAGTGGTCAGATCAGTGGTCAGATCAGTGGCTAATCAGTGGCTAATATTTCTCATAATTCCTCCAGTCTGGAAATATGCCTCTGTGGTAATCGTTTTTGATCCTTAGCAATTTTCCTATATGGCTCTGGTCATTCTTAATGGAATGAACAAAACAGTCGGACCAGATTTTAGAAAGTTTATCCTGATACTCTTTCTTTTCATCCTGATACTTAATCTGTTCCAGAGGTAGTTCTAGTTGGCCTTCTGTAGGCTGTTTCTGCTCAGGTGGTTTAGGTCTCCTACCATTCCAGTCCTCTGATAGGAAGTAGGCATAGTTAAGTTCCCTATTTTTAAATTCCCTTAGAGTATCTTTCATTCCATACTCATGTATTGTTTGGGTCTCAGTCATAGGACTGATATATGGGAACTCTAAATACACCCAATAGTCTGTGCCATACTGAGGGTCATTAGCCTCAGTATGTGCTGACATCACGTGTGGGTGATTTTGTAATTGTTTAAAAGTTCTAGGCTCTCTCATTTTACTTAACCTCATTTAATTTATTTAATTCATCACCGACCTGATCTATTATCTGCTGTAGATCATCTGCCTCATCTTGGCATCTTTGAACATAAACATTGTAATGTTGTTTCATTGGCTCTGGATGTGCCATATAAGGTTTAGACTCTCTCAATCCATCTATAAAAATACTCATTTTAGAATGTTCTTTAGTAAGAATTTCTATAATGTGGTTGAGTTGACTTGAGTTAAAAGTTGAGTAATTAGATAAACCCATTTTTGTAATTTGGTGTACTACACTATATAGTCTTGCATTATTGTAGTACTTTGTCAACCCCCAAAAATAAAAAAGATAATAAGTTAAAAACCTATTATCTTAATTATTGTCAGGTGTGTTTATACCTTTTAAGTTTTAAAAAGTGCTACTTCTTAACTGTATCAAGTAAGACTCACCTTAAACTGATGAATGGCTATACAGTAGTCAGAGCTAGGCACTTTTCAAGTGATCTGTTGATTCTCTGGCTGTTCGATCCAGTAGGATTAATTAGATTATTGAATCGAATCCTAGAGGCATTGATTGAATGCGGGCTGTTAGTTCTACCCTCAGTGTGGCATTGGTGATGAGTAATAGCCTGATGAATAGCGTATGCTGTATTACCTAGGTTACTAGCTTCCTTTTTATACTGACGTTGGACTGCTGACCACTCTCTGTCTAGATCAGTGTATTTCTTAGCTCTGACAGTTCCATCTTTCTCAGTAATAGTGCCTCTAAGTTTATCCTGATAGGCATACTGAAACACATCTTTTAAATCTGTTTCGTTAACCTTGGTTCTATCAAGTTCCCTGAGCTGGGCAACTGTAGTAGTGAAATCAGAGCGTGCCCAATCAATATGGTCTGGTAGAGCCTTAACTAATCTTTCTATTGAGGATGTATGCTTGATGACTATGTTTTTACCATCCTTACGTACTGACTGCATTTGATTAAAACAAGCCAATCGTATGTCATAGAAGCTACACATAAATGATGTGCTTTGAGAAAATGAGTTGATAAATGCAACCCGCCTCTTAACTGGATCATCTTTTCTGATGTCTGTTTCAGTTCCATTAATTGCATACTGGATGATGCAGTCAGCACCGCCATTCTGTAAGGTGATAGATTCCAGGGTTAAGATACCAGCCTTAACATACTTTTCTCCAATATCTCTAATTACAGAGTTATTTAAAGGTGTCCAACCTTTCTTACCTATTCCAAGTAATTGACCTGATCTAGAGTTGATGATAGCTTTGTAGCCTTTGCATAGTTGCTGATCTCTGGCCTCATAACCTCTGACATGATACGTGTCTTTAATTCCGAGTTCATTATCCTCATCTATTCCCATATTATGGAATAGTTCAACAGCATAAGGATCAAAGTTTAATCCAAACTTTTCAAAATTNTCANNATGTGAGAGNTNAGGATTTACTAGACCACTGTCTGGCATCCTTGTTTCGTTGGATTGTGCCTGATAGCCAAATCGTAGCGGTTCCATATTAGACTCTGGGTTGAGTTGGTTGATTCTCTGGTTGAGAATTGATAGATCGAATGATTGCATTTTAGTGGGTGAAATATGCTTACATTAAATACAATACACGTGTAGCACAATAATGTCAACACTATATACGCTTAAAATTTATATCACTAATAATCCGATCCAATAATACCTCTGTTCTAAAATTAAAATTATCGCTAGTATTAGGATTGGACATCTGTTTCTGAAGAACGCAAAGTAAAAAGAATATATCAGAGCCTCTTATGGTGACTGACTTTGCGGTAAATAATGAATGACTTTTTACTAACATTGTTCGATCCAGTAAACTGCTTATGTTTTTAAATTATCGCTAATACAATGAATGTCAAATTCTTAGAATTATCAGTGAGAATTGATAAATTATTTTTTATGTGCTACATTATGGGTGTTCTATTAAACACCGATTATGGACACACCCAAGAAATTATTTAAGGTTGTCACTCATAACATTATGATTGAGACCTTTGAAGTTGAAGCCAGTACAATGGCTGAGGCTAAATCAGCCTGTTTTGAATGTTGGACTGCTGAGGACAACTACCCTAGTAATGTTGAAAGGATTGAACAGTATTTTGATGATAAATCAATCCATAAATGTAAATTATTTGGCATTGAATGTTCACCCTTACATATTGGTCATGAATGTATTGAGACTGCCAGTGTAGGATTTTGGAGAGAGCCAACGATCCAAGAAATAGATAATGAGGAGATAAGTTAATGGATAAATACGAAATTTATACAGCCATCCAAAATATGGATAGGTTTGGGGGTAGTTTTGAACAGGCCCTTGCCTCTTGTTATTCAATAGCCGATCCAGATAATAAGACTATTCTGTTAAATGCTTTTGAATCCTTATTTAGAAAATTTATTGATTTTAATAATGGATAAGAAAAAAGCTATTAATTTTATTCTTGACATTTTTAGAGAAAATGAAAAGAATCCTCCAGAGAAATATCTATGCCGTAAGGATATTGTGGATATTTTACACGTTGATTTCAAAGTTCCAGAGAGCACTGGTTACAGATACCACTCTGAGGCTGAGAAAGAATATATGTGGGAACTAGAAAAAAGTAACGATCCAAAAAAGAAAATAGATCGTAAACAGGTAATACTGGATAACCTGTGGGATATAGTGCAGAGCTATGCCACCAAGTTAGGTAAACCTACTACTACTGCTGAAGATAATCAAAATTATACAGATGCAGCTAAAAATTACTCAAACCACTTAAAACTCTATAAAAAGGTATGACTGATTCATTCATGCACAACCATCAATCCGCACTGGACAGCCAGCGTGAGCAAAATGCGATTGACTGGAGATTTGGCGATCCAATAGAGGATGAGCCTGTTGAGGATAAAGACTATCCTGTGGAGACTGATTATGATTAAAAAAGTTCTAGTAACTTTGTTGGTTGACGTAGATACAGAGGATGATCTAGTTACACCAGACAACGATCCACTAACTCAAAATGTTGTTTTAAATCATATAGACAATGATGTATATATGTATCCTGTAGAGGAAATACATACTTCATACTCTTGTGATTATGAGGAACATTTAGAGAACACTAAAAAAAGAATATTAGAAAAACTTAGATATGGAACTTTATTATGAATAACGATCCAAATTGGAATAAAACTGGTATCTACTATTTAATTGTAGGTCATGCCTGTGATGAAGAACAGGAAAGTCATTCTATGTTTTTTGAAGATGAGCAACCCACTGCTTATTTAGAAAATGAATTTATCAGGATAGTTAGACTAGACTGGGAATATGATGAAGATAAAGAAATTTATGTTGATTTTATTCTCAAATCTAGTAGTCCGATAGAGGTGCAATATGGATGATTACGTTCCAATTACTAGGTATTCCAAGTGTAAACGCTATTCGGGTGCAGAGATTCTGTGCCCTAAGTGTAATAAGACCTCTACTATTTATCATTTATCGTGGTCTGCACTGGGCTGTACACACTGTAATGCTTTTATAAATAAATACGATTGGAAGATTAAAAAAGGTAAATACTCTAAACAGTAACCAGTTCCAACTGTTTCTGATACAACTCGTTTCTTCTTAAAAATTCCGTCTCAGCTCCTATGAGTTCGAGGCGGTTTAACATTTTTATCTGTGGTTTACCAGATCGTCTGGCAATAATTACAGCTCCATATTTAGGTTCTATNTGGGTGAGNGATTTTAGCCCTAGGCTGTACGCTCCAAGTTGGCAACAGAATTGTTCCACCATCTGATCTGACCTAGCTTCCTTAGCTGTTTTCCAGTCGACTATGAATGGGCCTTCTCCATCTATGTCCAGTAAAGCATCTGCTGTACCAGCAAATCCAAATCCTTCTTTATATACCGAAAATTCAACTGCATGAATGGCGGTTACACGTTCCAGGATGAAAGACCGTAAGCCTCTGGCGTAGCCACTGGCTGACCATGCNACCTTCGGGGCAGATTGAGCTGCCTTTGAAAGGCTCCATTGTGTGACTTTCTTTGGGCATCTTTCGAGTCCATCCGATCCAGTACGCCAGATATTCCGTTTATTAGCACTTTGCCTAGCAAACTTTGAAGCGAGTTTGAGGATATACTCGGCATGAGAGTGTGATAGTCGACCTCGTTCACAGGCAACGTCACGTTCCATTTCTGAGTCAGGTCGTTTAATCCATCTTTCAAGTGCATCTTTAGATTCTTGGGGTGCGGTTTCTTTAAGTATGTGAGTTACGCTGGAATATACATTGTTCTTTTCGTCTCTATATACTCTGTACGGTCCACTGTTGTCTTGGATTAGGGTCCATTTTCTGAGAGATGCTAAGGCATTTTGTTTGTCTAGCGTTCCCATGAATGGATAATAAATACACGTTCCCATTATTAAAATACCATAAAAAAGAAAGGGGTCAACTAATGTGACCCCAGATTTAGTGTGTTAGTCAGATTCTTTGAATGGATCACCACCATCTAAGAGTCTTTCTAGCTTGAAAGTCTTTTTGACTTTGGCCCACTCTTCATCAATAGTGGTAGTCAAGCCTTTCTTTCTGTTGAGAGGTGTAAGGTTGTACTCAGTATTAGTTCCTGTACCCTTACGAGATAGGATGAAATCAATGTCTAAGAAAGAATCTTCATAATCTTCTAGTTGACTGATAGCATCAAAGGCACTTGTAATGGTTTTCTGTGTCCAGGCTAGAACCTGTACTCTTTCCATTTCGTGGTTGTAAACAGCCACACATTGCTCTAACTTAACTGGCTCAGGTGCGTTACCATCTCTATTCAATGGTCTTACATACTTTTCACCAAGTTTATGGTCTATATCCTCTGGGCTAGGATCATCAGCAAATCTGAATGGCTTTTTAGCTTTTATGTTGCCATCTTCATGACCCCATAACAAAAAACATTCCCAAGGTGCTTCTTGGAGTAGACTAAAGCGAACTTTGTCGCCATCATCTAAGTTGTGTGGATTTAGGTAGCCGTCACGAGACGCTCCAGAGTTGGAGGCATCTTCACTGGCTCTTTTTGAAACAAAAGGCATAATTGCGTAGTGACTTAAAAGTCTAATTGCTCTTTTAATGTAGCACAATGACAAATGAATGGCAATAGGTTACAATAAGAAAACCCCCAAGATCGGTGAACCTTGAGGGTTTAAAAACAAACTGTTTCAGTAGGTATTCTAGCACATGAGTAAAAAAAGTTTTATTCCACAAATCCCTGATAACTGGGTAACTTGTCCTATATATGCACAAGGAGTACTACTTCCTAAAAAAGATGATTCCAGACCAGATACTTTTTCTGATGGTAAGGTTCCTTATGGTAAAGCGTGGAGAGAGAAATTATCAGCAAGCGACTCTGCTTTGATGATTGAAAACGAACCAGATAAGTATAAAGCCATTGGTGTATTTACTGGACAGAGATCAGATGGTCTAGTGATATTTGATGTTGATAAAAACTTAGGTGCAATAAATAAAAAGTGGGGCAAGGATCTTAAACACGCTCCAAAGGTAACTTCATTAAAGAAAAATGCTGCAAAATTCTTATTTAAAATACCTCAAGAGCTTTGGTCTGAGGTAGATTCTATAAGCCATACTGCTGCTGGACACGAAGGATGGGAAGTTTTATGGGGAGGACAAGGTGTAATAGCTGGTGAATACTATAAAGAAAATGTAGGAAAGGGCAAATATAAGTTAGAGGGTAATNTGCTTGAAGTACCAGATGCTCCAGAGTGGTTGCTATCTCGTATGAAAGANCAGTATAAGAAAAAACATCAAGACGTAAATATAAAGTATGTAGATAANAGATGGTCTAAGCGATCCACTGAAGAGAAAGTTGCCATAATAACTGGTTGCTTGAGTGTTATTAAATACACTGGCCCAAATAGTGAGGACTATTGGTGGGAGATAGGGGCAATGATTAACAATGAATTGCCTGGTGTAGAGGGTCTTAACTTATGGAGAGAGTGGTCTAAGAAAGATCCAGATTATGAACACTGTTGGGAGAATGGTGAAGATCCCTGCGAAAGAAGATGGTATGCAGCTTGGCGTAACGATGGTGCTAGATATAATATGTCTCACCTTATTGATTTAGCAGATGACGCTGATCCAGATAGAAAAAGATTTAAGCATACTGGTTTAGATAAAATTATTGATGAAGTACAAGCTATTCCTCTTAAATACAAAGAAGATATACCAGATGGTGCAGATATTATTAGGCGTTACTACGAGATAGACGCTAATCCAGAAAATGAAGATCCAGCTATGCACGATCAGGCTGTGCATAAATTGGCAATGGAATGTAAACGGGCCAATGCTGCAATTATTGAGCAGATAATTGATAAACATGAAATGTNTAAGAGGACTAAAGGACANAAGCCTCTTACACCTGATGAGTTAGATGACACACCTTTTGAGTATTTGATTCCAGGATTGCTACCAAAACCTTGGACTCTATTAGTTCATGCAGATGGTGGTACTGGTAAAACTGCTATGTGCCAGACCTTGGCTAAACATATTGGACAGGGTAAAGATTTTAATGTTTATGGCAGTTTGGTAAACGTACCAGTAGGTAAAGTTCTTTGGTTGAATGGCGATCAGAACGAAAGAATACTACGTAGGCAGATGAAATTAATTGGTTGTGATAAGAATGTAAAAGTAGTCACTGAATGGGATATGCAGTGGTATGCAAGATTTAAAAGGATGCAAAAGAAGTATGCTTACGATCTTATTGTTATTGATAGTTTGGATGGTTGTAATGACAGCAACCCATACGAAGAAAATAGAAGAGAGTATGCTCTACCCATCAAAAAATTAGTTAGGAGAAATGGTCAGGACTTTCCTGCTTGTTCAATAGTNATCATNCACCACAATACAAAGGAAGGTAAGTTCAGAGGTACGAGTGCTATCAAAAATGCTGTAGATGAAACTTGGAATATGCGTAAGTTATCTATGAATGATGCTGCTGAAATGGGAGTTACACAGAATACAAGAATGGTAACTATAGAGAAATCAAGAGAGGATAGAGAAGGATTGAAGATGTTGTTTACTTTATTGCCTGATTATTCTTATACGATTAACCCTGCACCTGAGCGAACCAATGAAAGGGTGCTTGATTCACCTAACCAGCATACGATTGATATTCTTAAACTCATGCGTAAAGAAGATAAAGCATGGTGTGTTAAAGATTTGGTTGAAGATCCTTTTGTTGGAGGTATGCACAAGAAACGTGCCATAGTTTATAGCCTTAATAAACTATCAGATCAGAAATTAATTTATGAATGTGATCCACCATCAGACGTTAAAACAGGAGGTAGACCTGCTAAGTATTACAAAGCCATAGGAAAGACCAAAAAAGGACAGTTTTCCTTGACACCCCGTAATAGTGTGTATAAAGTAGAAAACCCTGATACTGGAACTGATTTGAAGAACAATGAAGATTGTAAAAAGTCAGAGATTGTAAAAAGTCCAGATAATAGTCAGGAGACTTTATACAAAGAGGACCTTTCTACAAAGCCCGATGTTGTTGAAACCCTTTCCGTTGGAACGGAAGGACCTTTATACACAGACCCCCGTGGGTATATAGAGGATTGTGAAAAATTCTGGGGAATTGANGGGGTTAGTAAGGTANATAGTNATGAAAAGATAGATATAATGAGAGACGATTTAGAAGGCAAAAATAAACTTATAGACTTATAGTTATTAGTGTACTAAAGTAGGAGAAAACTTATCGTATGTCTAACAANCACGAAGAGAACATGGAGCTGATAGTACGGGCTGCTGCAATGCACGATAAAGTACTGGCTAACGTNATTAACGATAATAAAATTCTTANTNACAAAGTAGATCAGACAGATAAAAAATGTGCAGAGCTAGAGGAAGAACTAGCTTTTGTTTACGAGGAAGTTCAAAATTTAAAAGATTGTAAGGGTAGATTGACTGCTCTTATGCTTGCAACAATGTGTGGATTTCCTAGAGATTTACAAAGTAATAAAGTTCTTGGAGGTGAGTTATCTAACTTAAGCCGAGAACTAGGCTATGACATTATAAAAGATAGAGAAGGCAAATGGAACGTAGGTTTTTACAAACCTTATGTATGTAAAGTATATTTAAAAAGATATAATTTACCTATACCACCACAACTTCAATACGTAAAAGAATAGCTATGCACACCAGAAATGTAAGCCTCACCATCCAGAAACTATATGCTCCAAAAGACGGACCAATAGCTACTGTTAGGTTCACTGAGTATGATGAATTAGGAAGAGTGCACTGTGTAAATCAGGTTGACTATTATTCAATAACTGAAATGAATAATCAAATTATGACAGCCGTAAATTGTGGACTTGATGTGGATGTCAGAACTGTAATTAATACAGATTTGTTAGAAAAAAGAATTAATAGCTGGACATAATTTACTGCTGTGCTAGATTAATAGAAGTCCAAAAGCACAAATATTTATGGAACTAAGACATACAGAGATTCTGACTAATAAATCAGAAGTAAACTTTGAGGATGGTAAAGTAACCAAAGTTGAAGAAAAGAATAATTTAATTAACATATCTTTTCAGCAAGAGAATGACGATGTTATTAACAAGTGGATTATCACACTAACAAAAGATCAGTTCTCTCATATATCTAGAGAAGTAAATGTAAAGCCTCTTAGTAAAGAACAATTAAAAGCTATTCATTCAAAAAAGACTGAAGAGCCAGCACCCGTGGCTGTAGCTGCTGAACCTGTAGTTGAAATGACTATACCTGTAAAATTAAGCAAGACTGTATTGCCTACTCAGCAAGAAGCACCTCTCAACTGGAAAAACAAGACACCAGAAAGAGAGGCTAGAAGAGTACGATCCAGGATAGATGAAGGTAAAGTTAGTTGTTTACTAGACTTTGTATTTAAGTGGCACAGAAATAACCACTATAAAAACAATAATAAGACTGCTAAGTATTCACTAGCTCATCTACTTAAAACTCATATTCCTAGCACTTGGCATATTGATTACCAAACTTGCAGACGTATTTATTTAGGACAGTCCTACAAAGAGGTAACAGGTGCATACAGATTGAAGTGGGTTGGCCTAGTCTCAGAGCTACAAGCTAAAGGTTTGCATAGTGAAATACCAGATTATATTAGAAAGCACTATGCAGTTTAAATTTATTGTGCTACAGTAGTAATGCAGTTTATTTGGTCCTTCCATGACCTCACAAAATTACACCGTATATTACGGTATTAAAGAACTTTACAGACTTCATACAGCACACAGCATTGCGTTTGATACTGAAACCTTACAACTACAACCAGAGAAAGGTAAGTTACGTCTGCTTCAGCTAGGCAGCTATTCATCACGATCTATTGTGGTGATAGATTGCTTTGATTTAGTAGACAAAGATTGGGATTATCTAATACGTTTCTTTGGCAGCATGAAGAGACACTGGCTTGCCCACAATGCAGTGTTTGATCTTGGCTGGTTGCAGGAACATGACATCTATCCTAGTGGTCTTGTTAGATGCAGCATGATAGCCAGCAGATTACTTACCAATGGTATTCCTCAAGTTAAACATGGTTTAGCTGATGTAGCTTTACGTCATTTAAATAGAGAAGTATCTAAAGAACAGCAGAGATCAGACTGGAGTTTAGAGAAACTAACTAAAGAACAGCTTGAGTATGCTGCTACTGATATTGAAGTATTGCTTGAACTTGATGCTACATTAAACTATAAGATTGCAGCAGCAAGATTAGGTAAGGCATTTACTCTAGAGTGTAATGCACTTCCAGCTATGGCTCAGATGTGGAGAACTGGTTTACCTTGGAATAAAGAATCATTAGAGCAATGTCTTATAGATTATGAAGATGATGCCAAAGAGATGGGTAAAGAGTTTATACGTGAGCTAGATAATGCTTTACCAGAAGATCAGAAACTACCACGGGATGATGATGGAGAGTTTAATTTACGTGCGAAAGACGAAGGATCTATTCGTTTAGGTACTAAAAAGTATAAAGGCTTCAATATAAAAAGCTCCAAGCAGTTACTAGAAAAGCTGGAGATACTACTGAAGTATTCACCCACAGATAGTAAAGGTAAAAAATCTGTATCTAGAGAAGCATTGCGTAAATGTGCTGCTGACTCTGAAGCGATCCAAACACTTATGAATTGGAAAAAGACAGAGAAGCGTAGACAGATGCTTGCCAGCATCCAGGAAAAGATGGCCGATGATGGTTTTGTTAGGGCATCTTATATGCAACTTGGAGCAGATACAGGAAGAATGTCCAGTATCAAACCTAATAATCAACAGATACCTAGAGACTCTGAGTTTAGACAGTGTGTTGAAGCTCCAGAAGGTTGGCTGATTGTTGATGCTGACTTTTCTCAGATGGAGTTACGACTGGCTGCTGCACTTGCTAATGACAAGAACATGATAAAAGCATTTAAAGATGGTGCAGATTTACATGATTACACTGCCGAGCAGATGGGTTGCGATAGGCAGATAGCTAAATCAGCGAACTTCGGTTTACTTTATGGAGCTGGTTCGGAGGGTCTACGTAACTACGCAGGTAGTAGTGGGGTATTGATGACGCTTGATGAAGCAGGTAAAGTTCGTGACAACTGGTTAAATGCTTATAGCGGTATCCGAGATTGGCAGAGTAAGAATTATCTTGAAGCAAAAGAGACAAAAGATGATGACTGGGCTGAGACTAGAGTTCCTGTATCTGGCATGAGAAGATTTCTAAAAGGTGATCTTAACAGAATTACTGTTAGATGTAACACGCCCATACAAGGTGCAGGTGCAGCTATTCTTAAATGTGCACTTGGAAAGATATGGTCTAAGGTCAAAGATGCTGGTGAAGATACTGTAAAGATTGCAGCAGCAGTACACGATGAGATACTTCTTTTGGTTCGTGAAGAACACGCAGAAGAGTGGGCTAAGACACTGAAAGAAGTTATGGAACTATCTGAATCTCTATGGTTAGGTGAAATACCTGCATTAGCAGAAGTACAGATAGGTAAAACATGGAGGGAGGTGCACTAATGAGTAAAAGAACCACTGAATTTGGAGAAATGCCTAATGTCTTTATGGAGTACATGGGTAAAGAGCCAAAAGTAAAAGTAAGAAGGCGTAGACCTACAAAGAAAAAACCCAAAATTAAACTAAAAAAAGCTGAAGGTTTTTAGTATAATTAGCTGCTTATTCCAGGTTTTGTGCTAGAGTAGTACAAGACAGGTTATTTCATGGCTATCGTTCACGGCAACAAAACTTATTTCCAAGTATTAGTCGATCCAAATAGAGCTAATTTGGCTCAAGAGTTGGCAGACAAAGAGGGTATCAAAGCTACAGCCTGGGTTAGAAACTTGATCTACTCAGAACTGGAGCGAGCATACCCTAAGTCTGTTTATGATATGGCTAAGGCAGAAGATATAGTTGTATGGCAGAAATCTGTTCGTAAAAGAATTGAAGGTAGAAAAGCTAACAAAGCATGAAACGAATTATCCCAACCCCAAGAAGTACACAGGACAAGCGTAACCTTAAAAAGATAAAAGACTGGAAGTGTAAACAACTTATGCGAACTTTTTTAGATCACACTCTTAGAGGAGTAGAACACCATATAAATATAAAAGATGACTACACAGCCCATGTTACATACGAAGGTAACTATGAATTGTCTGTTAAACAAAAACTAGAATTAACTAAATATAACTTTCAAATAAGCCAAGTACATAAGAAACTGCTTAGTCAATTTTCTCACGCAGACGTTGAAGCAGCAATTTTAGACGACTAGATTTTTCTCTAGCTTTTTCTTTAGCCTTTAGGTCAGACAGGGCTACCTCTAACTCTACTAAACGGAGCAGTGCATGAGATAGCACAGCTTCAGTTTTTGCATGGTTTTTCATTAGGTCTATACAAAAAGCCCTTATCTTGTCTATATCATTACAAGCCTTAACTTCCCTGCATCGTAGCTCTACTGTTAGCTCTGTTTCGGGATCTAATTTCCCGAAGATCATTTTCATAAAGCCTCTATCTCTCATATTATTGGAGATTTGTAGTAGAACCTGGGAACATCCTGGATTCAATAAAAGCCACTGCCTGGTCGTCTATACTGTTGTCCGTTTGCTTGGCTATTGCCTTTAACAGATCCACAATTAATCTCTTCATTGCTTTCGATTTGATAAAGACTANAAGGATAGGTTTTAAGATTTTTACCATCGTTTTTATTGTGTTACTTCCCAAACATAGCTAACTTGCTAGTATTAGACAAGAATCTTAACTTTTATGGAAGATCAAGAAGAAAAAGAGGGCATCGAATGGGGTGAAATCTTTGGTCACGCTGTCCGATTTATGATTCTTTGCTGGTCGCTTGCAATGATGACTCTTGGATACATGGATAAGATTCGCAATGATGGAGCGTTTTTAGCTGGCTTGACCAGTGGGGTCCTCGGTTCATACGGTATCTCCGTTAACAAAAAGAAACCCACAAACGCTGCTAAAATAGTAGATAACAAGGACACTAAGGTAGGAATCCAATGAAAAAACTACTTCCATTTTTATTTCTGGTATCTAGCCCTGTGCTCGCAGACATTAAGCAAGAATTTGTGACATCTGCCCAGATCACTGTAGATATGCCTTTCGTAACTACTCAAAAAGTTGGTACAACATATTCTTTAAGCGGAAATAATATTACCCCATCTGTAACTGTAGGAGATACCACAACATCAGGAAAGATCGGTGGGATCAATGTTGGCAGTCTCACCAATGGCGTTCCAGCTATGATTCAGACTGATACAACCGTGACTACGAGTGGATCGGCTTTTTCAAAAACCGAGTCGGTGACAATGGGTGACGCTACACCATCTGCTGTAACTCCAAGTGCAGGAATCGCAGCATTGCCAGTATTAGGTGGAACGACAACAGTAGCTTCTGGTGGTACAGCAGGAAACCTTGCACTCACTTCGCTAAGTTCTGGCGTTCATACTTGCACCGCAGGTGGATCGGGTACATCTTGCATAGGATCTACTAAAGTTACTATTACGATTGACTAGACTTTGGCTGCTGGTTTTATTAACATTACCTATAAGAACACTTGCTGTTCCTGTAGTACCACAGTTTCGTACAGGTTCGAGTCAAACTTCAAGCACATCTGAGTCAATAATTAATGAAACGATCACGAGCCATCAATACAGGACAGGCTACAGCTACAGTGCGTCAGGACATAATATTGAGTCTGAAACAGGATATATCAACCCTACTCCTACGACTACGGATCAACAAACAGTCGGGGGAGTAAATTTTAGTTGGACTTCACCAAACTTAGAAGCTATACCTCGCTGGTCAATATCAAACGATGGAGCAGCCTTCTCTCTACAAGAAACGCTAATTACCCCAGGGCTAGATACGACAACAACCATAACTCGTCAAATAACTACAAGCACTACAACAGAAACTACAACTACCTTTGGGCAATAGCTTTACTTCTCTGTCCTGTCAAAACCCTTGCAAACACTACCGTTGCGTCACCTTCCAGCAATGCCCAAGGTGTCGTTAATAATAATGCCACCATGATTACACCATCTGCTATGCCGTCTTACAAAATGAGTCAGGGCATAGTATGTGCTTCACCTAGCCTTACAATTACACCCTATTTAACAGATAGTTGGTCTTTCGCACGACCCAAAGAATATATTACGAGGACACCTATTTATGACGAAGATACTGGTGAGATCAAATACTATTCAGAAATACCTAGATTTGAAAAAGATAATTTTAATCTAAATTATGGAATATCTGCTCAGTTTAATATTCCGCTAGGCAAGTCACCAGCCCTTTGCCATGAAGCAACAGCAGTAAATATTGAAGCTCAGAGGCTACTTATAAAGAAAACTAAAATGGAGATTAGTCTCTATCGTTTAGAAATGTGTGCAAAACAAGCAAATTTGGGAGCTAAATTTAAAGAGGGTACACCAAGTGCAGTTACTTGTGAAGATATTATTGTTAACATTCCTCCCAATCAAGTTATCCCACATACTCACAAATTAGAGTAGATAAGTCACGGGTCTTAAACTCATCTACGGATTATTATTTTACTTATCTTTTTTCTTTTTGGTCAACTTTGTCACGACTTGTTTAACGATTGGTCGTACAAGCTGTAAAACAAGGGGAGCAGATGCACCAACCAGAGCCAGACTAAATACCCCAACAAACTGAGGGGCAGAAGGTATGTACTGATCTTTCCACTCAACTGCTTCATAGAGAGTTATACATTCACTCCCATCTTGCCCTCTTTCATGTCCGATGACACGCTCCAGTTTCTTTTCGTTACGAAAGTCTCCTACTCGTTGATCGTTTTTACCAGGGCAAGGAGCAAAATCTGGTGGGGGAGGGTCAGGTGGTGGAGGAATTTTTGGCTGCTCTGTTTCTGGTAAGGGCGGTGGCTCATTATTGACAAGCGGTTCTTCTGTAATAACGAGATTCTCAGGTGTATAGTCAAGAGGTACGAAACTAGGAAACGGAAAATCACACGTTGTAAATACACCATTTGGATCTTCTAATAGTAAATTATGATTACCAGTATTTTTTATATCACGATGTTGATAGGTACAACCAGGAACATCTATATCTGGTGGCCTTGCTATCTGTAAATAATGTGGATTGTAAGGCTCTGGTACATCTGGTACGTATATCTCAGGAATATAAATATCAGGTATATCAATCGTAGGCATCTCTTGGTAAATATACTTCCACAAAAGAATTACAGTTAGGACAGGAAAGATTAGTTATCATGCTGTATTCTCCAGATCTTAATGGGTGATCTTCACCATCTAAGCTATGATCTCCACCCCAGATAAGTTCAGTTTTACAGTGCCAACAATTCATTTAATGATAGGCATAGATGGACCTGTCATTTTAGGTAAACCATTATCTAATATTTTTGGCATCATTCCCTGTACGTTATCAAGAATCTCATTCATCACTCTTGATTTAAACTGTTCTGATGTTACATATTTGTATGCAAAGTACGTTCCACCACTCATGGAAGCTACCATTACAAATGAGATGATACTCAAAACATTAGCTATTTTTTGAAACATGATTAGAGAAGCATTAATAAAGGCTTTAGCACCTATTTCTTTGATGGTGCTTTT